GACTTATAAATAATGTTTGATCTATCTTTGAAATGCACGGAGCAATATCGGGAATTGCTATTTGCCCAGGTCGGAGAGAGACCTCGCCCTTCCACTCTCTTCGACCACTTTATATTCGCCTTCAAACGCAGAGGGGTAATTCTTTCTTATTTCTGCAAGACGACCAATGATTTCTTCACGAGAGAGCTTATCTAAGCTATGGGTTATGTTTGTTTCCCTTCGATCAACCGAAAGACCACCAAGACTAGATCTGTATTTTTCTGCATTAACGGCTGCAGACCACTGACCAGCCTCTTCAGCGCCTTTGGAAAGATCTGCAAACCTTTTCAACTGACCCATCAGAGTTACTCCGTATTTCCTTTCGTAATTCTCACGGAGTTCTTTGATGTGTTCAACTACCAGAGGAAAGTCTCTACCATTAAGGAGCAAACTCGCAGTCTTTCTGGCCTGACCCTCAGAATAACCAGCTTGTCTGGCACATTCAGAATTAGAATAAGTCCCTTCAACTATGAGTTTAGAAAAAGTTTTTTGTCTATTAGTAAGTGGCATGAAAAAATAATAGAGTTTCTCCCATATTTTTTCAATAAAAAAAGGAAAAAAAATGACGCGGTCGGCTTTGAAGTGTAACATCTGTAACCAAAGTGTAACCAACACCCTTAAGCATACCAAGGGTTTGAACCCATTGGTTACAAGGTTACACTGGTTACACCTATTTTTAAAAAATTTTTACAAACAAAAAAATATGACAGAAACTATATGTAAAGTGTATCCCATAAAAATAAAAGATTATTTACTTGACTTATTATTTCCCAACCATTACTTATATATAAGTAATTGTAATTAATAATAGGAGATATTATGGGAAGAGTAAAAGCACTTTGGGAAGACGCAATTCACGAAGTCATTGAAAATGCAATTCATGGTGTACTAACCAAAAAAGAAGCTAAGAAAAAACTTGAGAGGTTAATCGATCTTTATGAAGACGGATATCCGTCTGATGAGCTGCAAGAGATAGAAGAAGAGATGGGCGACATAGATGAACCTGTAAGATTTAAATCTTTGAATGTCCATGAAAATGTTTATGGAGATCTTAAAGAGATAGCTAAAGAAGATAACAGAACTATCGCAGCGACAGTTGCTTTGCTTACAAGTAAGGCTAGATACGATAGAAGAAGAAAGAGGCATGAAAAGTCTCATCAAGAAATGTTAGAACTTTTTGGACGCATGGATAAAGGATACAAGGGAGAAAAGCATGAGACGAAGTGATATAGCAGGTCCTAGACTTCTGAATAAAAAAGTTAAATGTTATAACTGCCAGAAAGTCAGTAAGCCAGAGATAGTAAAAATGACAGGTACAAAGCCTGGGGAAAAATACACTGGTAATTTAACTGTCAAAAAAGAAATACCAGTGGTTGATATT